TCAGTGCTACCGATCGTTCCCGAATCAATGATGAGCCGACCCGCAGCGGGGAGGGCATTTATCAACGTGCGGTTGGCAGAAGTATTGGTCAAGATCACTTCTGTAATCGTGTCAGTGGTGGAGATAGCCGTGCCCAACGTCATGTTGGAAGCAGCGGGCATGTCCGCGATTACCCATAGCCTTGTATCCGTTGAGTTCGCGCCCGAAATCCAGAAGTCCACTTCCGACCCATCCCGCAGAACGCGAATATCACCACATGCCCCGCCTGGGTCGCTGGAGGCTTGCATTTTCAGCGCGGTAATCAGGGCAGCCGTGTCAAAGGTCGTGCCGTCAGTGGATGAAGTCAAGCACAGCGCCCGACCTGGCCAGGGTGACGACGAAGTAGGAAGCGCCTGAATTGCTCGGGAGTAGGTCCAACCCGCTGCCGTTCCTGGGGTGACTTCCAATACCGGATAAGCATAGGCGTTCCCGTTGTTGGTGATGGACGTGGAATCGGTAGCACTTACCACCGCGAAGGATTGGCTATTCTGGGTGACGCTTTTCCAGACTTGATCAACCAGGGCAAGTTTCACAGAGTAGATTGCCCCATTGTTTCCGAACAAGGGCTGCCCGTCTGGGGTGACCTGGATTGTGTATTGGGTGTCACTGTCCGAAGTGTCCTTGATAACAAAGGCGACGGGATCTTCCTCTTCGAAGTCAAATAGTTGGTTGAGCGTTTCAAACTTGCTCATCCAACCCGATGACACCACGCCCGCCGCGCTCACGTCAATATTCAGCCAGATGAAACCCGCCTGGAATTCCTTGCCCGCATAGACAGGCCACGCCCCAGAACGCCGCACGTAGGACGCGCGGGATGGAGGAGCGCCCGCTTGTTGCTCCGCAGAAATCCAGGCCGTGTAGGTAGAGCCGTCATTGATTGCCGTACCATTGTACGTGTAAGGGGAAATAATCATAGTCGTATGCCCATGACAGAACCATCCTCGCCCGCGCCCGCGAGGGTGATATAAGCACCGTAGAAGGAATTATTGGTGACGTTGCTTGTCACGCCCGCCCCGCCGCCTGGATTCAGGCCAGCGCCCGCAACCGAAGCCGACGCGGGCGGGTCACCCGTATTGACATAGTTTTGAGTGATCTCTGTATAAATCTCGGTGGGGATTTGATTCAGCACCGCGATATAGTCGCGCGTCTTTTGGATGAGCGCATTGAGAATAACCACCACGTCCAACTTGTATTGATACCATGCGTCCGCGGAGGCATCCAACGCCGCCTTGGAATCGGTGGACATGGTAGAGATCGTGGTCGCCAATTCTTTGGCACTATCCCCCGCGCCCGTTGCGGAGTCGGTGACTTTGGTTTCCATTTCCTGGCTGCTTTGGGAGATCGTGGTGTTGCTATCCTGGACAACATACGAACCGTCCGCAACGGCCTGGTTGAATTGCTCGATGGTAATCTGCCCGTCCGCAAGTTGCTGCGTCAGGGTGTTGATCGCGACGGCTTGGTCGGCTTGTGCCTGGGTGTAAATGCCCAAGGCAACGCCCGCTTGTTGTGCCATTTCAAACTCCGCTTGGGTCAGGCCGTCAACGGAGAGTTTGGCCATAAGGTTATTGTAGATGATAGTGTTCACGGCTTCGGTATGTTTCTCTGCCGTGTCTTGCATCTGCATTCCCAAGTCGTTGTACTTGGTTTGAAGGTCTGCTACTTGCTGCGATGACGCGCCATATTGAGCCGTCGCGGTTTGAATTTCCGCAGCGACTTGTTCTTGCTGTTGCGCCAACCTATCCATCGAATCGGTGTAGTTGTCATTCTCACTGGCCAGGGACACAGTCAGGGAAAGGATGGTCGTGAGTTCCTTACTCAATTCTTCCACTGCTTGCTTCTGGGTGTCCAGGCTGCCCGTCGTGTCATCGGCTGCCAACTTCAATTCACGTTGCGCCTTGATGTTCGCTTCTTCCGCGTCCACCATGTCATACCAATCTTGGGAGAATTGGCTTGGACGTTCCCAAAATGGCATATCCTGAATTTGCTCTTGCACGTTCTGCATTGCCATTTGACGATCAATCAAGTCCGTCATAACAGGCAGTAAGGCATTACCGATGGAGATCTTCAAGGCTTGAATCGAATCGTTCCAATCGTCAAGCGCCATTTCATATTCACGCGCTTGATCAACTGCCTTTTGGGTCAGGATAAGACTATCATCCACCGCAGCGCCCTGGGCGCGGATTGCATCGCTGCCCTGGTTCAGCACTTCCACCCATTGCAAGCCAGAGCGCCCCAGGTTTTTCAGGATGAATTCGTTTCGTTCCTGCGAAGAATTGAGCGCGAGATATTGGTCAGACAGTTGCGCCAGGGTTTCGATGGAGGGTGAATAGCCTTCTTTGGTGAGCGCCCTGGTAGCAGCCAGCGCGTCATCCGCGCCGATTTTGTAATCATCCAATACCTGAATGAATCGGGAAGTTTCCTCGGTGGTTTCCCCAGAGATCATTGACAGTTCGCGGACTTCGCCCGCGTATTGAAGGGTTGCGTTTACGGCTTCCTTCATGCCATTGATTACCAACAAGGCTGCCTGTTGGGTGACGTTGCCCCAGGAAATATCTTTGGCCGTCAGTTCTTCCATGAGGCCGCCGAACGCGCCGAGTTGGGACGTGAGGGCACGAAGGACACCGCTTGCCGCATCCTTCGCTTCCACTACAACTTGCACACGTTCAGGCATTGGGAATCATTCCTTTTTTGATTTTGGCGCGGACTTCGATCAACAGACTTCGATAAACTTTGTGACGAACAATCCACAATAGTTTTGAGCCGCCTGCGATTTTCCAGGGGGGTGTTCCCCAATCTTTGGCCGCGTCCAATGTCTCAACCCAGGCAGGTGCTAGAGGTGCTCCCGTTTCCAGGGATACTTTTAGCCCTTGCCTTTCGGAGGGTTTACCAGGTCGCGCATGGCCGCCCCCATTTCGTCCATGAGCAATTGGAGGCGCTTCGGGGTGATGACGTTCATCCTGGCTTTGGCTTTGTCCAGATCAACATAGTCGGTAATGTCGCCGTCCGCATCCACGACAACAGACACCACGTAATCATTGCCCTGTTCATCCAACAGGAATTTGGGCAGCATGGTCATTTTGGCAACCACGCTGCCCATAATCGCAGCCGTGTATTCAGGGACAGTACAAACCGCAGCCAGGCGTTCAGCCGAGATCTTGAATCGCAGCATTCGGAAAACCTTTCTACTAAGGCAACGTGGCGAGTTCGTTCACGTTGATGAATCGGGCTTTGTAGGCATTGTTGGCAGAGTACGCGCAACGGAAAGAAGCCTTGATCGTGTTGTTGCCGTCCTGCTCGCTCAACACGTCAAACGAAGTGTACTTGCCCCACAAGTCCACAATGAAAGCCTCGGTGTCGTAGGTCGCGCCCGCGTCCGTGGTGGATAGGGCATTGCCCAGGAAGGACAATCGAATCAGGCGCTCGGTCTGGGCAAGCCAATAGTCTTTCTCCGTCACGGCATTGGTATTGTGTTCGTAGGTGAGATCAAGCGTGATTTCACTGCCGATGTTCTTGATGAAGGAGAAGTCACGCCGACCATCCTTCGCATAGAACGCTTTCCAACCGGTGGTTACTTTCAGGCTGAAATCGAACAGGGTGCTGGATTTCAGGGTTGTGCCCGCCGTGTCGCTCGATGAGTCCGCGTAGAAGTAGCCCAGGGACGAAATGAGATCGCTCACGGTCGGGATGGAAAGCCCAGACGTGAAGGAAGTCTTGGAGATTGCGCGACCCATGACCTTTGCCGAAATGTCCACGCCCGCGCCCATTGCGCCCGATAGCGTGAATTCGGAAACGAAACCATACCGCATGACTTCGGCCTGGTTGTTGTCACCGCCCTCGATCACCAACGTATCCAGGTCACTGGAGGAGATCGGGTCAGTGTCCGAAGTCTGGACATTCCAGGTTCGGATTTGCGCGGATGACGTGTCAGTGGTCGGGGTCGTGCGATAGAAACCGCTGTTGAGAATGTAGGGGATTTGTTGGAACGTGGCATTACCCAACAAAGTGATCTCCCCGCCGTTCCTGGGGATAAACGATCGGGTTGTGCCGCCCAACTTCCCGACCTTTTCATCGGGGAAAACCAACTCGGTGTTGTCTTTCAGAAAGCCAACGCCGCGCCAATAGGTGCTTGCGGGGTCTGTGCTGCCGCCCGCCGTTGCTTCCACGCCGATTTGCACACGTGTTAGAGCAGAAATTCCATCAGCCATTTTAGCCTCCTCGGGATTACCCGAACGTTTGAACGCTTTCTTTTGGGTGTAGGTCGGCAGCCTGCCAATAGTCCAGGCTGTCCGTTGGGTTGACCGTTCCCGCCAGAGCGTTCACTACGGCGGGTCGGAGTTTTTCGTCAATCACATTGCCCATGTGCCGAACATAGCGGTTCACCGTAGCAAGCCGCAAGCCCAGGGCATCCATCGTCACGTCAAACGATCTTTCTTCCTGCATGGCTGCGGGCGAATGAAAGAACGCCAGGCCAGTCCGGGACGGGACGGTTACAAATTGGCAGTGATGGGAAGTCAGGAACGCCCGCTTGCCTTTGTACTCAACCAGGTAATCGAAATCGGCCTGGGTGTCGCGCTCATGGGCTGCGGGGTCACGACCAATCGAATCGCAAAAATCATTTTCCCATTCGCGGGGCATGATCTTGCCCGCTGTCACTTTGCCGTTGGCCTGCCCCCAGGCTTTGGTTTTATCGCAGCCCCAACGGAATTGAGTCCGCACCGGGTAGCCAGTGACACAAGCCACGCCAGGAAACCCATTCAGCAAATCCATTTGGGCTTTCAACCATCCTGGGGCAAACAGCATGTCATCATCGGTAATGCTCATTACTGTTCCAGGGGCAACCATGCGGGCAGCCATAGCGCGGGCATTGGTCTTGCCCAGGTTGGCCGATTCGATCAACACGTCCGGACGGTAATCAGTCCGCAGCCAGGAAAGCAGTTCGGGGCAACTGCCGTTGTCCCAGATCATTACGGACGTTCCAAAGGTCACGCCCGTATTCTTTCGCATAGTTTCAAGGCAGGCTTTCACGATCTCCAGGCGGTTGGCATGGTAGCCCGTCAGGGTGGGGAGGTGGGTGATGGCCAGCAACACAACCCCATTGAGCGACTTGCCCGCTGCCAGGCGATTGGGATTCTGTCCGCTTCTCATTCTTTCACCTTATAGAATTCCGTCACCAAAAATTGCCCGCGCGGTTCTTTGAAGTGCTGAATCAGGTTGGCCGCCTTGCCCAACTTCTCGCGTTCCCGTTCGTAGTCGGGACGGTTGGCATTATCCAGCACCACATAACCGCCAGGCTTGACCAACGTCACGGCCTGGGCAAGCCATACCGCTCGATCTCGCAGCGGTTCGCCGTCAATAAACAGAAGATCAAAAGGCTGCTCCATGTTTTCGTGGGGGTAGTGGGAGTCCTTCAACGTCACGTTGGGCAGCCCCAGGGCAGCCACAGCGCCCCTCCAGGCCTCGTTGATCTCATAGGCCGTCACAGAGTGGCAGCGGGCAGCAAGCCAGCGCGTAGAGCCGCCGCTGCCATGCTCCAGCACACGAAAGGGGGCTTCCACCAAAAGCCCCAGGTATTCCACCGCGTCCGGGTGAATCCAGGGCACGGACGGAATGCCCGCTTTTGGGTCCGACGGGGCAAACCAACGGTCATCCATTGGTCACCTCCGCGGATTGCTGTTGCGCCTGGAGGAACACTTCTTCCGACTTGACACCACCCAGGGCGCGGATACCCTTGACCAACTTATCCAGGTAGATATAGTTTTCCTGGGCAGCGCCTTTGTAAACGCAGGCCATGTTGGAAGTGGTGATATAGGCATTCAGTAGTTGCTCAAAACCCTGGATTGCTTTCTCGCGTTTGGGTGAGCCTTTGGCCGCCCGCTCGATGGTCACATGAACCAAATCCATCTGCCCGCCCAGGCCGTTGAGAGAAGCAACCTGGTCGTTGTACTTGTCGGTCATGTGCTTGGCTTGTGACTCGAATTCCTGCCGCGAGAAAGCATGATCGCCCGCAGCGCCCTGCATGATCTTTGCTTTCTCCAGGTACTTTTCATTGCACTGCTTCGCGCCGTCTATCAACCCCAGGGCTTCGCCCGCCGAAGTGGTTTTCTGGACGATCTTGTAAATTCCTTCGGGGTCATTCTCGCCCGCTTTCATCTTGTCCATCTTGGCTTTGAGTTCTGCCGCTGCCAGGTGATACAGGTCTGTCAGTTTCTGGACTTCGGGGGTCAGTTCTTCCACGCGGGCACGGATGTATGACTCATAGATAAACGCCTCACCTTCATACCCATAAACAGGATTTCGGAAGGTGTCGTCCGCGAAATAGAATTCAATTCCGCGCCCTTCGCAGAAGCCGCGCCAAAACGCCACGCCGTCACGTTGGAATTGATATTCGGTATTGGTTTCCATTGCCACGCCGTACACTTCGACGCGCTTGTATCCCGCAAGCACCGCCGCAGCAATGGCCAGGGCGACCGATGAAGTCAGGTAGTGATCTTCATCCTGTACCAATGCCTTGGCCTCGTCGAGCGGATATTGCACCGCTGCGGGCACTTCGGGATATGCCTGTTGCATAAAGACGGGAATCAACGTCTGGGTGGTCAGCCAGGTAAAGTGCCCTGGGTCATTTCGATTGGCAGGGTTTCTCCAGATGGGTTCGGGGTGAACCTGGAAGATTGCGTCCACACGTTTCAGCCAGGGCGAGTTCAGGGAAGCCGCCTCGTTGAAAGCCCACACGTCCACCGCGCGGGCATAGTCAAAAGCATCCCGCGTTTTGGGATGGCTTCCGATGATTGCTACCGTGTCATTCTTGCGTATTGCGAAGTCCATTGATCGCCTTTCTGCTAGGTAGTCAGTGTATCCATCACCGACTTGAATGTAACCAAAAATTGAATCGTGCGGGTCGTCACGTCCTGCCATTCGGTCACGCCTGCATTGGCCTGGACGGGGCTTTCTCTTGAAACCTGGATGGTACTGACCGCACCGCCCAGGGTTGGGTCACCGCCCAACCGTTGCATAAACTCAACAAAGATCGCGTCACTTTGTTCGTAGGATTGCTTGATGTTCACGCGCGAGAAGTGGAATTCCACAACCGCCGTCACCAAACAATAAAGAGCCATATTTTCCACGTGCCCCGTCAGGCTTTCGATTCGGACAACGGCCATTGGCAGCGGGTCAATGTTTTCTTTCGGGGTGACCGGGACGGATTTGATTGTAACGGAAGTGCAGCCAGAAGCCAACGCCCGCAGCCTGGTAAGTGCTGTTGCAACGGTCATACAAGAAACTCCATTACCAGGGGATGAAGGATGGACATTACCGCATTATCCAGGCGGGTGGGATTGGGGAATACCAACTGGCCAGCGGTTGCGTCCGCGCCCTGTTGGGAGTAGCCTTGCTTCGCAGCCATGAACCAACGGACGGCTTGCATGTTGACGGCCTGGACGACAATGCCAGGCGGGGTTGCCGAATAGCCAGGCATTCCCACGATCTTGATCGCCTTGCGATAGGGAAGCCATACCGAATACAGCGGGCTGCCTTGGTTGAAACAGATCAACTTCCTGATAGGCTTTTCATTGTTCGCACCGCGATTATATGGCCAGGTGATAAAGTCCGTGTTCTCGGTCAATGCCGTGTAGTCGCTCGACGAGATACCGCCTTGCTCCGATAGGGAAACCGAAGTGATGGAAGCCCATTCGCCTATGGTCAATTCTTCCTGGCCGCTGCCGTCAAAGTACCGGGTTTCGTCCACCGTTGACGGATAGAAAAAACCAGGCCAGCGCCCGAAGTGTTGATCAACGAGGCGGGAGGCATTGGTCACGTAGGTTGCCATTTGTGGATAATCGGAAGATGAATAACCACCCTCTGACATTTCCGCAAATGCGTCTGTGCTTGTGCTGTAATCGGCTGCGGTCATGAGTAACCTTTCCCCCCAGGGGGTTGCCCTGGGGGGTGAAGATCTCGCGGGGTCTGGATTTAGGTCGCGCTATCCAGGGACGCGCTCGCGTAGTCGGGAGTGTACTCGCCCAGGACGGACAAGAGACAGGCCGTGACTTCGGCGGTCGGAGTGGCAGCGACGCGGACATACTTCGCGCCCGACACCGCAGCCGCAACCGCAGCGGGGTCAACGAAGATGTGCAACGTCTTGTTGTCGTCGGCCTGGCCAACGGCAACGCCCGCAGTCGTGGCAGCGGTCTTTGCGCCCAGGCTATCCGTGCCAACCGCAGCCGACAAGCGATAGTCAAAGGCGATGGCAGCCGCAACGGTGTCGCTCGATGAAGTGTCATTCACCGCGTCCGCTTCGACGGTCACCACGACTTCACCGGTGGAGTCGGTGGAGGCGATATTACCGAACGGCACGATCAATTCCACAATGCCGTTGGCTTTGGCCAGGTTGAAGAACTGCGAACGGGTCGCGGTTGCGACAATGTCCTGGGGGGCAAGCAACGTGAGTTTCTTCACGTCCATAGCATATTTGCTCATGGTATTACTCCTTGTGAGATTACAAGATCAACAGGGGCAGGCCGCTGTTAGGAAGTGGTCGCCTTAAGCGTGACGAACGGGGAAACGGTGGTCGTGCCCTTGAAGGGGGTGAGCGCCGAAGCCACCGAGGTCTTGCCGTCACAGCGATAGGTGAACTTGAACGCCTGCTCGGACGTGAGCCATTGCAGCCAGGGATTGACGGAGGACTTGATTCCGCCCTTTTCCCAGAACAGGTATTGGTTCATGTCGGCAAGCAGAATGTCACCGAGCGTCCCGAGCGCGGCATTGAATTCCGTTTCGACCACAGGGCGACCCATGATGACCAGCGTCCCGTCCGCGCCGTAAGAGACATAGGGCGACAGGATTCCAGTGCTGCCCGAAGTGAAGGTCAGTTGCTGGAGTTGGGTATACGCCGTGTTGGAAACGTACCACTTCGCGCGGGCTTTGCTGCGGATGGTCATGCGTTCCCACATGGAGAGAATATCGGCATGGGAGATGGCCGAAGTAGCAGCGCGGGCGACCTGGATGAGGGCACCGGAGTTCATCACGCCCGAAGCCTTGCCCACGCCGTCACCTTCAAAGATGTCATCATTCACGATGAAGTTGATCTCTTCGATGGCCGACTCGCGCATGATGGCATCGGTCATGGCCGCGTCATCGAGTTGCTCATCGGAAGCGTACATGAGCGCCTCGATAGCGTCAATCTTCCAGTTGATCTGACGGAACTTCGGCTTGGTCGCGGTGACCTGGGCGGCTTCCGCGCGATGGTAGGCCAGCACACCACCCCAGCGGGACCCGTTGGCGCGGGAGGTTTCGTCAATGCCGTTAATCCAACCGTAGTTGGAATTTGTGCCGACAGGCAGCACACGCACGTCACGCGAGAACACGCCTTCCTCGTGGATGGGCTTGATGAATTCCGCCGACAGGGTGGGTTCGAGCATGAAGCCACCTTCGGAGGGAGTGGCTTCATTCAGGCCGAGCGCCTTGGCTTCGTTGATCGCTTTGGTCTGGGCGGCTTCCAGGCCGCGCAAACGCGGGTGCATCGTGCGACCCATTGACACCGTGAAGTTTTTGATGGCCTTGGCCTGCTCCGCGATGGTTTCAAACGGACGATCTTCGGGGGCATCGGTGACCTGGAGGGTCGCCGCAGCCTTGCCGATTTCGGGAAGCGACTTCAACGCTTCTTCGGTCGCGGCTTTCGCCGCTGCCGTTGTGCGGGCTTCCACCTGTTCGAGCAGAGAAGTGTTATTCTCTTTCAACAGGGTTTGGATTTGTTCGAGGGTGAGTTCCATTGTTGCCTTCTCCTTGATGATTGGGCTTTGGGTTTTGATTCCCGCCTGATCGGTCATTGCCGCTTCGCGGGTTTTTGACAAATTACGAATTTCCTCCAAAGCCTTCGCTGCTACTGGATTTTCCAATAACATGCGAGGCTCCATTGGTTGTACCGTGAGCGTGTCGCGCATGAGTCCCCAACGAGTGATCTCGCCGTTGGCTTTTTTCTCCATAGCGCCAGGCATGGCCGCCGATGAATTGCCAATCAAACCTGCTTCGATCAACTCCTCCAGGTATTGCACGTACTTTTGCCGCCTGTCCAGAACGCGCTCGACAAAAATACCGCGCTCGTCGCGCCTGGCTGTTTTCCAATCCACGCGCCCGAGCAGCACGTCCACGCCCAGACCCAGGCCGTCCGGGTCGCGCCCATGCTCAAAATCCACCATCACTTGATTGGCTTTGGTGTAGGGGCTTTCCACCTGGACGGTCGGGGAAAAGAATTCTCCGCGTGACCCGTCCAGGTTTCGGGTTCGGGTTGCAACTCCTTCGAGATCTCGCCCGCCGAATAAGACAATGTAGTTTCCTACACGGAGTTCATTGTCCGTTTTGCCGATGGCTTTGAGCGGGTTGCTCGCCTGGGGCAGCGCCTTGGCTTCCTTCGGGACATAGGCTTCTTCCACTGCCTGCCATTGATCGCGCGGGCTGAATGTGATGGTTTCGCCGTCCACTTGGTAAGGCACTTTGAAATAGTTGTCCATCCCCGTACACACGATCACATAGTCGGGGAAAACTTCCTCGACATAGCCAGGCATTTCAGACGGGGAAGGTTGAGGGACGGGGAACGCCGCGATGAAAGCGGAGATCACGTTTTGCATTTGTTCGGAAAGGCTACTGTCCATCGGTTTCTCCAGGCAACAAAAAAAGCCAAACCACCCAGGCGGGTGATTGGCTTTTGCGATTCGCTGTTGCCGTTGTTGATCGTTGGCCACTGGCCACACGATCACACTATTGAGTTTTTCGGGGAGGCGTCTATCCTGTCACACGTACCAGGCTTTGCCGTCGCGCCTCCCCATAATCAAAATAAGGTATTCAAGTTAGGCGGGCGACTGGCTGCCACTGGAGTAACAGCCAGCCTCCCAGGAGTGAGGAAGAACAAAGCGCATTATACGCTTGGGTCGGAATCTGTCAAGGCGGGTTTGGCCTGGGGTTGCTCGACCACGCGGACACCGCTTATCCGCGCGACTCGATGTATTCCCGAATCGCTGCATTTGCGTGACGCATTGCGCCTGCAATGTTGGTTGATACCACCGCAGCCACTTCGCGCCAACCGACTTTGGCTTCATGCCTGGACTGTGTGCCCGTTCCCATGACGTGCTCAGTGTAGGCTTCGGAGTTGGTTATCTCTGATTTTACACCTGAATTCTTGACAGACCAACCCCGCTGCATTCGGAACGTGCGGTTGGGTGTGCCTGGGGTGATTGTGCCCTCGCGTATCCTGGCCATGACATACCGACGCTGCTTGTCACTGACGAAGGTTCTACCATAGGCAGCCTTGCGGGAAACGTACTTGTAATTCACATAATGTTTCAGGCCGCGCGAGGAGTTGCCGATCAACCATTCTGCTACGGCTTCGGTTACCAGGCCGCGAATGTGACGCGGGAATCCACTGATAAACGCGGAGAATTCTTCTGAACCACGAACCTGGAAGTTGAAGGATGGAGTTGGCATTATAGGGTGACCCGTTCACCGTCTGGATTTTCCAGATAGTGTTGACAGTGGAAGCCGCCGCATTCGTAAGCCGATGACCCAGGGACAAGATCGTTTTTTATCCACCACGACGCGCGGTGTTTTTTGCCCTTCATCTTCTGGCAGGTCGGGCAGGATTCTTCTCCATCTTCACCGACGAAAGTAAGCATGACATTTTTCATGCCCAACAGTTTGGCTTCGGAGTAGATTTGATCGAGCGTACTTGCATACCCTTCCGCACGTGCCAGGGCTTCTTGCACCGGGTCCAACTCGCCCCGTTGATCTTTCAGCCTGGCAAACAGATCAACGATGAATTGCCGTTCCGTTGCAATCTTCTGGCCAAGCCAGGAAGATGTTTCGTCATCGAAGGGCAGTTCCCCGCCCGCTTCCTGGTAACCCAGATAGGTGGTCGCCGTAAATGACTCGGACATGGCCACAAGCATTTTGTTTTGAAAGGCAGTGACAGGCCGTGACCCAGATAAGTATCCTTCCACCGCGTCATATACTTCCGCCCAATAATCATTGCGAATGGAGTCGTAGTCGCCGCTCGTGGCTGCTTTCAATAATCCCCTCACCCTGGGGGAAAGCAAGGCGAGGGGCAGGTTGAATTTCTTTACCAAACTGCGATAGATCGCGGGGTAGTTAGGCTTCATTCTTCATCCCGAACAGGGCGGCAGCGTGGGTATTCAGTGCCTTGACCAAATCGCCCAGGCCGTCCGCGGATTGCCCTGTGACTTGGACATCCGCAGAAAAATCAAAGGCTTGATCGAGCAGGGCAGGGGTCGCTTTGCCGTCCAGGTCTTTCAGTCTGGACATCACGATCTCCGCTACATAATTCGGGATGGGCAGGTTGTGGGGTTTGTATGGGAACACCAAGGACTTACCGGCTTTCGTCCTACGCACGGCCACCTCGCGCCATATTCGAAGTTCTTCCAGGTCAAGAACGGTTAGGGTAGCCACTACCGACGACGCCTTGCTCGCGGGCTGCTGCTGCCCCGCTGCTACTTGCTGCCCGTCCGCTGCTCCGCTGCTGCTGCCTTGCTGCTGCTCCGTAGCGGGCACGTCCTGGGTCTGTGGCGAGTTGGGCATGGTTTCGCCCGTCTGGGGGGTGGAAGGGCTGCCAGAGGGCTGTTTCTTGACCGCGAAGTGTTTCTTGATTGCGTCCTGGAGTTCCGCGGTCAACTCAAACCCCAAGGTGGAAGCCACGCCGAAAGCGATCTCCGCCGAGGGTGACGCTAAAATGAATTCAACCATTTGCTTGGCAGCCGCCGACCGCTGTACTTCTTCTTCCTGATTCGCCTTCATGGTTTCAGGGCGGGACACCAACTTCAAACCCATTTCGTCAAATAGTTGGTCATTCAACTCATCCGCGTGCCAATCAAACCAGGGCACGACATTGGTTTCATACCACTGCCGATTTTCGATTTGCGCCGTCGCGTAGTTAGCCGAATTGGAAAGCAGGATGGAAAGCGGGATGTCCAGGCCGAGCGCGATATTCTCAATGCTTTGACGATAAACGGGATTATCTTTGAGATCACCCAGGCCGTCCCCGAATGGCTGAATGGTCATGCTTTCGGCATTGTACAATTTCACGCTCGACACAAACTTCTTCCAACCTTGCCCCAGGCCGCGCAGGAATTTCGTCCAGGACTTTTCGAGATCTTCGCCCTGCTCGGTGGAGATCAATCCTTTCAGGGCTATGAGAGTCGGGCGAATGCCGCCGCGCGTGAAGTAGGAACGGGTAAAGAAATCACAGGCATACAAAATGCCCGCTGCGTTTGTGATGGATTGGAATTCGGTATTAGTCGTGGGCAGTAATTCGGTTTGAAAGTCAAGCCACCAAAAGCGAATCAAGTCAGGGTCGTCGGGGTCATAACGCGCCTGGGTGACACCGCCCACCACGCGCTCCAGGGCGACCAATTCCCCGCCCTTGATAATCGGGTTGATCGAAGTGGGCAGGACATAATGCAACTTCTTTGGAATGCCCGCGATATTCTTCCCCATTCGCAGATAGCCTTTGTTGCTGAACGTGATGGATTGGCGAACACGCCGCAACAGGTCGCCAGGCTTGGGCATAAACTCAACTTTGTTTTGCCAGTTGTAGGATACGTCATAGTCCTTGCCCTGCTTATTCACCAGGGCGAACGGGACAGAAGCCATTGCCCTGGAAATGCGGTTCACGGCGGTATAAGCCGCAGCGACCCGCGCGTACAATTCCGCCGCGCCCAATTCTTTCTGGGCAAACAGTTCGACGAAGTCCCAGGAATTGGAAACATCGGCGGACACACTTCCATCAGTTGCGATTGCTTTCATGGGGATTCTCCTTTCTGCTAAACATTAGATCATTAGCCAAGTTGGCGCGGCTCCCAGTTGTGTCATGGCCCACACTTTTGCGTCGAGTCGGTTCGGGGAGGCGTCGCCGGGTATCCATAAACACAATTCATCCTCGAGGGCGGGAAATGATCCTACGTGATGGTCGCGGCCTTGCTCGGCAATGGCCGCCATGGGCTCGGCTCGTGTCGCTTTCCCGCTAGACGCGGATACGAGTTTGACGTTCACGGTTTTATCCACTTGCTTGATGACTGCTTCCACCATTTCGCCGCCGTTGTTTTTTTCGGCGACAAGTATGTTTGCTTTCGCACGATGATAGGCGGTCACGGCGGCGGTAGCCCATTCTTGCGGGCTTCCTTGCAGGCTGTCATCAGCGAGGGTGTAGAAATCTTCGCCGCGCTTTCCGACCGTGATTATACCCGCTTCGTCGCCACCGGAGGACGCGGACGGGTCCACTCCAACGACAACCAAGTCCAGATCGGGCGCTTTCAGGACGCGGCTATCCTCAATCCCCCAAAGCGTCTTTCCGCCAATGACGATATTTCTCCGGTGCCACAATGCGCCGGGCGCTTCGTCAATATCCTCGGCTAGGATTTCCTGCCTGTACGCGAGGTTGGTCATGTCTTTGGATATTTCGGCCAGCGCCTCTTTGTTGATGTAGGGGTTCGTACTACTAGCAAAGTGGAATGTTTTCCACCTGCCCGTGGTATCGGCGGCAGCGCGTTTGTAGAGTTTCGCGGCGTGTTGCGGATCGCGCGCCTTTGATGCGGACCGGCTGTGCAAACTCGGAGGGGTATAAATAAACGAGGCGTTGCCGTTGTTATCCAAAAGCATGGGCGCTCCGACTTCGCTCCATGCGGTTTCATCCATAAGTTGATACTCGTCTAAAATCAATTCGTCTGCGTAATCCCCGCGTAAAGTGTCCGCATTCCAGCATGTTTTCGCTCGTATCCTTTGCTCTGTCCCCACCAATTCAATGATGTGCTGTGTCTGATTGACGCGAAAGACTCCCGCTTCGATGGGAGCCTGTAATGCCTTTTGGATCTCCGCCCAAAAGCGCATAATCTGGTCGGAGGTGGGCGTCCCATACAGCACGCGCCTGCCTTGCAAAAATTTCTCCACCGCACGAATAGACATGCCGACAGTTTTCCCGCCGCGCCTGCCCGCCCTTACCACGTTTCTCTTGTAGGTGCTGGATACGAAAGCGGCCTGCGCTTTGTGTGGAGTGGGCAGGATCACGTCAAGATTCATCGGGTTTCTTGTCCTGATATTTTACAGTCAAAGTAATGCCGCCCTGTGCATTTAGGTCAATAGATTCCGTCAACAGGCGATGATATTTTGCCAGCGTCACGAGGGCGGACTGTGCATCGTGCAATTCCACCTCGACCCATTCGCCCTCCCACTCTTCCGCCTCCTCTCCTTTGCCCTCAATGCGCCTCTCGCGTTTGGTTTTTATTTTCTTGATAAGGTGTAAATTCTTTTGCGCTTCAGGGTCAGAAAAATCGAAGTACACAAAACCATCATCCGATACGCGGATAAACGGGCGGTGACTTCCGCGCGCCATGTCTGCGAGACGGGCAAGCACTTCATTGGCGGGCATGGCGCTGGATTCCATGCGCTTTGAAATTTCGGCTTTGACGTTATCCTTTGCTAAGAACTCAGCCGCGCTTGCTCTGGCGGAATCGTATCCGCACTTTGGATGAGTTGACATCCACGCCCGAGTCCCGTTCATCCCCAACTCGAAATACCGATCTAAAAACAGACGGTCTCTATTCGTCAGTTTTTTTGTAGGGGTATCTTTGTTTTCTTCGTTGGGGGTTTGGTTTTGGGGCATGTACTTCTACCTTCCGTTCAATTGGGACGATTGCTACTTCTATGAGAGCGCCGCGTTGCTTACATTCCAGTAACTGTGATACCTGCTTGATTTGTTTTTCCGAGAGAGCAAGCGTGACATTGATCCCGCCGTCTACGAGGGTTTTGATACTCCACACCTGCGCGGGAAACTGGATAACATTATCCTTGCTCATGCTTTCCTCTCAAACGGTTTCAACCACCGCCCCCACAATCCGCGCGTGATCCGCAATCGCTTCCCCGCGTGTGTGTCCGCGTGATGGTCCGGGCAGAGATAGATCAGAGTCCACGGGAATAACCATTCAAAGAACATCACCGCATACGTGGTGTGATGAGCATTCAGTGCCCAGCCGACGCGCCTGCATCCGAGTACCTCACAACGCCAGTCCGCGCGCTCTCCAATCAGGCGGCGAACCCATTTCCAATATCTGGATTTGAGATATTTTTCGCGATACCATTCCTGGCGGGCAGTTGTCATATTCGCATTGTAGACTATCCGCATAAAAAGCGCAAGCCCCAAGCAGGGTAAGGCGCTTGGGGCTTGCTGACAGGAAGATGCATTCACATTATACGCTTATCCCCGCACGTGTCAAGCGTCCTGGAATAGGGGCAGCGCGATTTGTTGGGGCTGCGGGGCAGGATAGTCCAGGGCTTCGGGGCAATCATCCAGCGGACACCACCACAGATAGCCCAGGAAGTTTTCTTCCCCGTCCGCGCCCTCGCCCTGGGTGACATAGACCAACTCCATTTGGCCATGACCTCCAGGGCAGGCAGGGCGGGACGTGTTGATCAACACAGCGGGCAGAAATGGGGCATGGTAGAAGATCTTCAAAGGCTTATCCATCGTATGACTCACTTTCTTCACATGGGCAAGTTTTCTCACCCAGGTAATACACTTCGCCGCACTCGCCGCATTGATCGAGCGGACGTTTCCGAATTGCGTTCCTGGACGGTGACTACCTGGAAACCATCCTGGAATTCCAACAGGCAGGAATTCATATTGCCACGTGCCACAACCGCGCAAGGCTGCCCTTTGCGTTCGGGCAGCCTTGATCTCCAGTACCACACATAACGAAAGTCACGAACCATCTAGCAGGATTTTCCCTTTCTTCATTACACCGTCCGCAGTAGTCCAAACGTGCGAAGGATTGGCCGCGCCTGGCATATCCACTTCATACAAACCCGGTGCAAATTCCCGATAGGTTGCGCCAACGGGATGATTTGAAATCATGGCCAACCAGGAAGATTCCACCAAGTAGGAAGTACGTTCACGGTTCATTCCCACGATCTTCGGCAACTTGCGTTTCTCTGCTCGACCCAGGCCAGGCAGAAAAACCAAAAGCAGCGCCAGCACGATCACCACGCCCGCAAAGATCACGATCACAATTCCTTGATTCATTCTATGCTCCTTGTAAATAATCCAGGCGGGGATTTCTCCCCGCCCTTTTGATTACCAGTTTTTGACTTCGTCGGGTCCAGCGAGCAGACCCATAAAAACCAGGTTGTTCTTATCCCAAAGCATTTTCCGCGCGTCTTTCAAAACGGTGGGGTTGGCTTCCTTGATGTGCATGATTGGCAGGTGGTCGGCATTGGTGTATCCGCTTTCATACGCGCCCTTCATGGCCAGCGTCCGCAGGTGGTAATTCTCCAAGTGGTGATGGGTGGTAACCGCTGTCACCAAATAAAAGAACGTGTGGACGGATTGATCTGGATAGACCGTTGACGAATAGCGCGTCCTGGCAATCCATTCTGCCTTGCCGTTGTACCAACCGAATTCATGGTCGGTCACCACGATATTGCCCGCTCGGAAATTGCCCAGGCTACGAACGCCCTGCCGTTCACAATCCAGAGCGCCTTGCAGGGTGCTGAATTTCTTATTGCAGATGACGCAGAAATAGCCAGGGTCACTGCCAGCACCACCGCCGAAACTTTCTTCTTTCTTTTGAAACCACATAACGCACCTTCCTGATTTTGAATTCTGGCCTGTCAGCCAGTGCCCGAAGTATAGCCGAACCAACCCCGCACGTCAAGATTGCTTGACAGGCTTTTTTCCGTTGGGAAGCATTATGCCCAGGTTTTCGCTCACGAATGCGGGCGGTAGTGCCCGCAGGCTTTCAAAGTAGTCCAGGCATTCGATCAATAGCGACCCGTCCACGATTGACTCAAGCCCCAGGGCTGCCGCGTAATAGGCAGCCACATAAGGACGAAACCAGGGCGAATGCTCAAACATGAATTCTTGTTCCATGATGACTTTGCCCTGGATTTCCAAATGGCAACGCTGACAAAGGGCAGCCAGATTCCACCACGCGCAATTCGATTTATTTAGATCAAGGTGATGGACGGTCAGCATATATCCCGCGCCTGGGTCGTGCCGATGGCCGCAGCGGACACACTTCCAATCCGCTGCCTCCTTCACCGCGCTCGAAATAGCAGGCCAATTCTCTGGGTATTGGCCAGTGGATTTTCTTGCCATTACTTCCCCACTTTCTTGATCGACGCGGACGGCTGCCCAACCTTGCGGGCTTCATCCAGTTGGGGCAACAGCATGGCCAGGCCGTCCAACTTGTCCGTGTCCCATGTCACGCGCGGTTTGGAATAGATCACTTGCCAGGCCGCGCCCTTGACGGGCTTGCCGCTTGTAATCACGGCCTGCTTCACTGCCGCTTCCAGGTCAGAGATCAACGCGGCATTGGTGTCCATCTTGAAAGCAAACTCCTCGTCAATCTCTGCCAGGATTTGACGGACTTCCTCGGGGATGGCTTCGCGCTTCGAGCGTTCCAGGAACGCGCGGGTTGCATAGGCAGATTCCAACAGCGCCAAAATCTGCTCCGCGGATTGCGGGGCTTCCCGGTCAAGCGGTGTTCCGCAGTGTCCGCAGTGGATATAAGCGTCATCGTTCTGGGTTTTACAGTTCGGGCACGTTTTCATTTTCTTCCTGTCCTTTCGATTTGTATTCTTTCGGGGCACGGAGTCGGACATTCAGCGCCCGCCCGCGCTCCGTGATTCGGGAAACCCGTTGTTTCTGCCCTGCCCTGGATTCGCGGGTCTGTCCTTCAATGACTTCGATCAACCCCAGGGCGCGGAGTTCCGAGCAGCGTTTCCAATAGCAACAGCCAGGCAGCGCGGACAGGCCGCTTATCATGCCCGCTTGCTCGTCCGTAAGTCCAACGGTAGCAGCCGCGAACGCTGCCAACAGTTTGGCTTGTTGTGTGCCCGCTCGGACCCGGACGGCCTCGCCCGCCGCTTGCGAAGTTTCGGGGTCTGTTGATCGAGCGCCAAAAAATTCCAGTTGGGTGATGGGGTTTGGGGTTTGGTCGGTCATCGTTGCGCTTCCTTCTTCACCTGGCCAATGGCTGCCCGCATGTCCGAGTCGTCGTTCCGCACGACACAGAATTCAGACAGGCGAGATCTCACCCAGGGCAGGGACATATCTTCAAACTCGCCGTTCCAGATCAACACCGTCGCGACCCGGTCGGCATGTCGGTAACGCTGCTCAAATAGATGGGTCTGGAGTTCGAGCGCCCATTCGGTCACGCGGGCTTTGTCCACTTCGTCAATGACGAGCAGCGGGATTTTGGCCAGGGTGGTAATCCTGCCATAGTCGGAATCAGCCTGGGCGTTTGTGCTGAAAGCCTCGCGAGCATAGGCCAGGATTTCGCCCAGGGTGATGTACTTGGCTTGCAAGCCACGCGCCAACGCCATGTTGACCAACGCCTTGCCCGCAGTGGATTTGCCGTTTCCGTATCTGCCATAGATTGCCAACATGCCCTGGAATTCTTCCGCTGCCAGCGTTCGGGCAGCCTGAACCATTTCAAACGTGCCAGGCCGCCCCGCCGTTTCCAGATCGTCCAGGGTGATGGCCAACTCGCCCTGGGTCAAACCTGCCAGGGCAGAGAGATCAACGCGGTTGCATACTTCGCAGGGGATTGCCCTGCCCCAACGCGGGTCAGTAATCGGGACTTCAAACCGAATGTACTTCTGCCCGTTGCAATTCGGGCACGTGCTAGGCTTTCCGTTGCGCCCGCCGTCGCGCAATTGCAAGCGCGTCTGGGGTTGGGGTTGTTGCTGCGGTAGTGCCTTTTGGATTGGCTTTTGCATCTGTCTGTCCTTTCCTGGGTGACTTCGATTTTTCGTAATACTGCTCCATCGGTGACCAACCGAAACCGTGTGACTTCCAGTTCCGCAGCACGGTTTCAATATACGCCCAGGAACGCTTGTTCCTGGACACGGCCACTTCAAAAGCAGGGAGAAACCACGACGAGGGAAACTCAATAGCCGCGTTCCGCAGTAGGTCAGAGATTAACCCGGACGGCAGGCCGATGTTATCCTGATAGAGTTTCCGCATGAGATCAACACGTTGTTGCAGGGTGAGCGGTTCTACTTCTGAATCAATACTTAATTCTCCTTCATTACTTAATTGGCTGCGATTTCCTTCATGTAGTTTTTCTACTTGTAGAAAATCGTCATCTAGTAATTGGTCGGCCTGTTGATCATCCTGGGCTGCCGCTTCCAGGAACGGGACTTCGTGGACTTCGATTGTCCACCTGACAATCCTGCCCGCTTCCCGGTGGGGTCGGTAATGCGCATGGCCAGCGGTTCGGAGTTCCCGCAGCCCCGCGCGGATGGAGGCCGCGCCTTCCTTCGGGGAATGGGCAACCAGGTCGGGGATATTGACTTCCCATGTATCAGGGCAGGCCAGGATATAGGCCAGAATTCCACGC